TTAACTATTTCATTGTCTTCTAATATTATAGTTTCACCAGCCCAATCTACATTCCATGTATCTATTAGATATATAACTATTGTCCATTCATCATCTCTATAAGAATCTTTATGTGTGTAACCATCAACACCATATGTATGGGCATTAATATAACATCTTAATAATTTCATATCTTCAAGAGAATATTTTTCTTTTATATAATTCCAAGTAAGTTTTAATGTTTTAGGAATAGTATAAGATATGTCTGCTAAATTTGATGCTCCTGCTAAAACATTTTGTCCAAAATTTATATTCCAATGTCCATGAGGATCATTTTCCTTAGAAGATTTCCAATTAGCCGTATAAGAACATTTGGTTGAAATATCATAAAGAGTAGTATAAATCTTTTCATCTAGAAAATTATCTATTACATGATATTTTTGGTTGTTTAGATCAATACTCATTTTTTTCTAAATCTTTCTAATTCTTTTTTATCTATTAATTTTAATGCAGCTTTTGCTTTCTTTCTGTTATAATTAAATAATTCACAGATAAGATCTATATCTTCATTCTCTGTCGATTTTGCCCATTTAGAAAATCTTTTACCTGGTTTAATAGTATTAAGATAATAATCATATTGCATTCTGTTTGATAGATGAGAATGCATATTGATTTCATTAGCATACAAGACGGTATCTTTAAAATAAGATAACGCCTTGTTAATCAACCAAGGATTATAAGCTTTCTCAGCAACCTCATCTACCATAAGATTTTCTTTGCTAGAGGAGTTTATAGAATTTACGTAATCAAATGGGTTCATGCAAACTCACAGTTAATTAAAATTTCAGTGAAACATCCAATGATATTTATTTCAGGATCAGCAACGAAAGCAGCCTGATATTGATATTTAGATAAAATTAATACTAAATGTGGAACACCATTACTAGTCATATATTGATCAGCAGATTCATATAACCTTCTAAATACATCTGCTTGTTCGATATCAGAATTCACTGCTACCCATTTACGAAGTGCAGTAAAGTTTTTTTCCTTTAACATCTTGTAAACAGTATCAATCTCAAGATCTTTGAGATTACCAAGAATACCACTATCAATTTTACCAGTAGCAGCATAACGTTGCAGTTCATTGAGAACCCTACGCCAATCTGGGAAGAACTTAGTAATTACCTCAGCGACAACTGCTCTATCATATTCAATATTCTCATTGCTAAGAATCTTCTCTACTCTCTTAAAAAACTGCGCAGCAAGTTTAGCACTAACAGATTTAGAAAGTTTAAAGTCAACTACGGAACAACGACTGTGCAGTGGCTCAATGATTCGATTTTTAAAGTTACAAGTGAGAATGAAACCACAGTTTCGCGAAAATTCTTCCATGAAGTTGCGAAGTGCTGGCTGAGTAGAGTTTGCATTAAGATAATCTGCCTCATCAAGGATGACGTACTTACGCCCACCTGATAATGAGACAGAACTTGCAAAGTTAAGAATTTCGTTTCTAAGTGTATCAATGTTGCCATTCATAGATCCATTGATTACAATATAATCACATTCAAGTTCTTCTAACATGGCTCGTGCCACTGTTGTTTTACCAACACCGGCACTGCCACTTAAGATAAGGTTTGGAATGTTTTTCTGATCTACGAATTGTTGAAATGTAGCTTTAAGCTCTTCAGGCAAGATAGTATCAGCGATAGTCTTGGGGCGGTATTTCTCCACCCACAAGAACTGTTCTTTAACATCCATTCGTTAACCTCAGAAAGTTGAATTAGACTCTACAGCTACAAGGTACATAATATCATTGCCAGTAAATCGAGCGATACCCTTTGATGTAATATCAACATCATAGTCACCTGTTAGCAACTTGATGTTTTCTGCACGAAGAATTGCTCTAAACTTCTTATCAGTTTTGCCTACAATAATCGAGTAAACATCACCGCTTGGATTTTTAGAGTCAATAGCCTGAAGCATAATATCAGTACCATCACCAGTTACTGCAATTTCAGGAAGACGCAATACACCCATACCCTTCATAACACTGGTAAGGGAATCATTAGTCAACTTAAAGCTAACCTCTGGTTCAGGAATGTCCTTAATAGTTTCTGGTGCAGCAATAATTGTAGCTGCCTCAGCAAGTGTATAGTTAACTACATTATTTTTACCACGAATAGTAATTGTCTTCTCATCGATAGTAAGTTCAGGATCTTCGAAAAGAGAAAGCGTGCTAAGGAACTTAGATAGATCATAGATAGCAAAAGTGCTATCAAATTCCATATCTACCTTAGCACGAGACATAATACTCTTTACAGGTGATACTGTAGAGAGATGATTGCCCTTCCTAATAAGAATGGAAGGGTTAATCGTAGAGAAGTTCTTAAGAACTTGAATTGTTCGCATATCAAGTTTCATAATATAAACCTTTTCAATTACTTGTTAAGTTGATCAGAGTCAGCAGTCGCAGAGGCACCAATAGAGGCAAGATCTGCAAGAGAACCACCAAAGATGTACGTTCCAACATGTGAAAGTTGCATCCAAGGACATAGCCAAATACTAAGACCAGCTTCTTGAAGCTTCTGACAGAACCAATAATCTTCGGAAAGATAACGCTTTGTTTTAGGATCTACTTCAGCCTGGAAGTACATCATAATTTCACGAGATCCATCGAAATTCTTAGTTCTAACATGATCTGGCTTATAAAGATATTGTGGGAACTTTTCAGCAAAGACTTCAAAAGTTTTACGACGGATCATCATAAATCCGGTTCCAATCTCAAGTACTTCTGCTGGTTCACCAATTGCAATAGAACCAGTACCACTCTTTGGATTAAATACATAATCACCAACGTACTTTTCAAGAACATTAGGATCTTTATCAGCCATACCCTTATCAACTGCCTGCTTAATCTTTTCCCAAGAAATACACTTCTTTGGATAAGGACCACCGATTACATCATAATTATCATTCTGAATCTGAAGGGCCATAAGAGCAATAATATCTTGTGGATTAAATCCAATATCGGCATCGATAAATAACATATGTGTAGCATCAGAGCGCATAAATTCATCGCAACAATAATTTCGTGCTCGTGTAATCAATGATTCATTGAACAAGAAATACATTTGAAGCGCAATGCCATGATGTGTGCATAGAGCAGAGAGATCTGCAATACTACGAGCAAACATACCAGCACATTGTCCACCATACATTGGTGTAGCTACAAATAGCTTGCACTTTCTAAGTTCTTCAGTATTAATCTTAATTTCCATTATTATTCTCCTTATCATGAATATATAGTGCAAGAATGCCGTAATGAAGTATCTTCAAAAGATCTTGTCTATTTCTACCGTTTTTTTTGCCATATCTAGCTGCATACTTAATAATATCGCCTATGGTAAAACCTACACCATGTCCGGCCGAGGCAATTAATTCAAATGCTTGAATATTATCTGGACCAACATAATGCTTAGTATAAGTATCAGCAATATACTGATACAATTCATCAATTAGTTCTGGTTCATTAAATTTATAATTTGCTTCCATTTTATCCATTACATAAAATACTCCACGAGTGTGCTAGTTTTTGTGCTAACAATTTCATTGGTACGATCATGATTATATTGATAAACCATAAAATTGTCAACATAATCTCTTTCACCGTTTAATACGGCTTTAACTTCTGTTGCCATATCAGTTGCAGTTTTAACTGGAACGTTCTGACAAATATGATTATAACTTGTAGTCGGTTTAAGCAACTCATAATCTTCTGGCATACCCATAATACTGAGCGCTTCTCTATAAGTAATATATCTATCTTCATATGGATGTGTAAGCATTTTTGGATAATGACCAACAAAAGCACCAATATGATCTTTAGGTACAATTGTACCACGTCTCATAATATTACCACCAGATGTAAGTTTTTCGTGTATACGCTTACATTTTTCTGCTTCCTTATCATATCCTTGATTTTGCATCCATTCACCAACCTGAATGTATGAATGATTGTGATGTTCAATAAGTGATTTAGCATCAAAATATCTAACTGCAATATCTCTTAAATCAAGAAGATCGAAATGTTCACGATGAGTAACACCACCATGAATAACTTCAAGAAGATAACGATAGAAAGGATCATTACTAGGAGTATTTTTATTAATTGGTTCCATCAT